TCAATATCCTCCGTGATTGTTGTATCTGCTGTATTTACTCCGGCAGTCAAATCACGAAGCATAATGTCTGCCATTGCTTTATCCAACATTTCATTGTTCCAACCCTTACGCATAGCCTTAAGGATTTCGCCATCTTTAGTAACGTAGGAATAGCTGTTACCTTCACGCTTTAGGCTACCTTTTTCTTCTAACAGATCAAACAATCCGCTATAAGGACTCATACCAGATGCATATGGAATTTTAACATGTACTGTTTCAAAAGGTTTAGCATAACGAGTTTTCATAACTTTACAGCTAGCACGAATACCCATTACTTGACTACCAGTCTTGTTACCATCTTCATCTTCTTTTAACTTTAACTTACGCATAGCAACAACAATAGAGCTAGCATAGATAAAGCCCTGGCCGCCAGATATCTTGTCGTCTGGATCAAACATGTCTTGGCTAGCATAGGTGTGATTAGTACAAACCATACCAATGTTTAGATTACCAAACATATTGACTGTGTTACGAACCAGCGAAGTCAGTGCCTTGGGCTTACGACCCATGTCACCTTTCATATCACCTGCTTGGAACTGATTAACGTCTGTAGGTGTTAGCAACATGCCTAGACTGTCAATCACAAACAATACTTTTGGACGAGCATCTTCTGCCATTGCTTTGTAATCTGCAACAAATTTCGTAATTGTCATAGCCACATCATCAATCATGGCCATGTTAAGTTTTAGCAACTTATCTTCGCCTGTATCTACGCCCAGTGCGTGAAGCCATGCTTCGTCTAGTGCGTTCTCTGTATCAATAAGCACAACATAAATGCCCTGCTCTTGTGCGTGTCGGACTAGATTACCTGAGCAGATATAACTTTTACCTGCGCCACTCTCGCCGGCAAACACAGTAACCTTGCCCATTGGCACGCCTTTGAAAAAGTCGCCGCTAATCAAATAGTTTAGTGTATAATTACCTGTGCTGATCCAATCTGTGGGATCATTAAATCCAATACTAAGGCCTTCAATACTCTTAGTGATTTCTTTTCTAAATTTACTTACGTCAAATGGTTTTGTCATTTTCTTCCTTTTGTTCTATTTTATATACTTCCAACATCCTTGTCAAGGGTTCCATTTTTTCTTGGAAGACTTCAGGTACTTTATCCGCTGTGCGTTTCATATCCCAGTCACTGGGAAAATGACGCAGTATGCTATAAGCCTCACGTCTAACTTCTTTGGAAATTCTAGGATACTTTTTTTTATCATGAGCAACTTCACCTAGGAATCTACTTGCCCATAATACAGCACGATATCTTTCGTCTGGTAGTGTCATTGGATATTCTCTACTTTGTGATAGTCTACGTTTCTTCTGCATAGAAGAACCTGGGCGTACAATAACCATTTACCGGTTAGTTATCACAGAGGCCCAGGCCATGTTTACTGCTTTTGACGATTACGGATCATTGCAAGAATGTCATTGACATCTTTTTTACCTGCAGGAGCCGCGCTACTGTCTGTTTCGAACGGAGAATCATCATCATCATCTACCCGAGGAGCCACAACTGCTACAGCAGGTTTAACTGCTGGCGCACTAGGACGAGCCGCTGGTTCATCACCTGTAGATTCTGTTCTATTAGAACCGCCTACATTCAAACCAGCTGGTTTAAAGAACTGTCCCCAACGTTGTGGGTCGTACAATTCACCATCAATGCTTGCCTTGAACATATCATAGATGATGTCAACTTCTTCTTTAGTTGGCTTCTTAGGCATAAAGTCATTTAGGTTGTACAAACCATACTGCTCGATAGAAGCACGTTCTACTTCACTTAGACCACGTTCACGACGTGCAAAGCTACTTGTACTATAGTCTGCGTATTGACCCTTAGTTGTCTTTGTTAGACGGAAGTCTGTACCGTTTTCAATGTCTGTGAACAAGTTATCCATTTCAGGATCCATTAATGCCGCCTTAACAATGTTAAAGATGCTTGGGTTAACAATGAATCTACGAACTGGATTCTCTGGAAGATTTTCTTCTGCCAGCTTGCTGTCTACTACTAGACCCTGGAACAAGTAACTGCGTTTTTTCCAATATTTGTTTGCCAGATCTTTGAGACCAGCATCCTTGTACCAAGGACGAATCTCTGCGTGGATCGGACATGTTTCTTTCCACATTTCCATGCAAGGAACTGTAACTGTTACAGGCTTGCCCTCGTCTCCACCCTTAACACCAGGGAAAGATAAACGAATCATTTGGCGCTCGCGCCAAGGGAAAGTATTTGTATCATCTCCATCGGGGAGGAAACGAATAGTTGTTGTTGAATTTTCTGGAGCGTTCCAGAAGGGATACACTGCATTGTCCATTGCGGACTTTTGAGTGTTATTTTGTGTTTTGTTTTCTTGCTCCATCAAACGAGCACGAATTTCTGCTAATGTTGCCATAATTTTTTTCTTCCTTTAAAAATGCCAGGGTTTAACCAAATTTAGTTGCCTGGAACACTAACTACTCCCAGTTAGTGAACGAATTGTAACATGCTTTTGCATATTACGTCAAGTACAAAATAGCCTTTTGGCTATTCTGCACGTTGATATTTATACCATTATTTCAATATTTCTCTGATAGAGAACTTGCTGATAGCCGATTCAAAGAACTTGTTAGTATCTAGAATATCGGTGACCTTTTCTGCTAGAGCGGCTTTACTGACTATGCTTCTAGTGATGTGATCAACTAGGGCAGGGTCCAATAAACCTTCTTGAACATGTGACGCAACCGCAGTCAATTTTTGTTTAACTGACTCGTCTTCCAATACTGGTAATACCATATTGATAAGTTCAGTTGTATTGATTGTTGGGCTTTCATAAACGATCATCTCGCTCATGTCAACGTCTGGTAATTCGCTGAAGTAAATGTTTGCACTTTCTTCAACTTCTTGTTTTAATGCTTCCATGGCAGATTCTGCCTGGATTCTTGACTGATAGGACTTCATGTAACCATTTAATTTTGGTAACACTTCGCCAATGCTTTCGTCGAAAACATTTTTTGTTAAACGTTCTTTTAAAGAATCAACATCAGTGTCATCACTTTCATGAACATCGTTCATGATGGACTCTGCATTGTATCTTCCAAGAATATGTTTGATCTCAGACAATCTCATTTGAACGACAGATCCAATATCACCAGCTTGTTCTTGTAGACCATTAGAGCGAATATATTGATTAACTCGCATTAGTTGTGTACGTTCTTCGCTGAGTCCAATTATCTTTTGTCCAAGTTCATCATAAGGTGTGCCGCCTTCTGCAACGTGTTGCGTCATTATACGGGCACCTGCTAGGTGTGTATGTGGATATTTGAAACGCTCACCCTGAGCATTTTCAATAAACAATGCGCTGATATTACGACTACGGCTGCCACGAACTTCTTCGTTAACAGGCTTATTATGACGAATAATTAGCTTTGCGCCTTCTGTTTGTTGGTAACTAGTTTTTACGGAACCCATGCTAGGTCCTAAACTTTCACTTACCACGTTTTCTGCATGTTTTAATTCTATGTCGGTACCTGAGTAAGGCATAACATCCACTCCTATTAAGTATTTCTTGGCGATACCACCTTTGATAGTTCGCGCTAACTGTGTTAATTTATTTTTATCTGTGCTTTCGCCAAATTTAATTTTAATAACGTTTTCTTTTTCAGATAGTTCAACAGTAAATTTCTGATCCATACTGTAAAATCTTCTGCCCTCTTTGGCATTCTTTGTTTCTTTGCCACCGGCATCAAAGATAGCTATTTGGTAACCAAAGCCTTTAAGCTGGTCAAAAATTCTATCTGCTATTGTACTGAAATCAACGGCCATAGTGTTATTTACCTTTTCTTATTATATTATGCCTATTGGCATGGGCGCAACGAAATCACTGCTACCACGTTCCACCAATGCGTTATAAGTCTTCTCATCATACTTCATCAAGTGCTCTATTAGCCTAATTGATAGCACTGTTCCCATAACCAAGTCGTCGGTTTCGCCCTCTTTGGCAGCAAAACTAGCACCATGGGCAACAAACGTTTTTAGCTCTTGAATCAAATTCTTACTCTTAGGCTTCATTTTATCTGATTCTATATAGTATTTTAACTTAGCACAAGCGGCTAACTTACTCTTATTAGTTGTATTAAAGCCTTTGCGTTTAGCACCGGGTTCACTGAGGAAATAACCAGGGATACTGTCCTCGCCGTACTCAGTAATCGCAACAAGAGCAGCTTCGCCTAGGGTATTATTTTCAACACTCCAATACATCTGCTCGTTGTCCAAGCCCTGATCCTTTAGCCAATTTAGCAGTGATACTAAAACTCGTAACTGTCCACGAACATCTGTTTTATTGTGTTGCCACTCTGCCACCTGTGCTAAATCCGGTAAACTGAACACTTGTATGGCCGCACTGTCTCCGCCAGTACCCAGACTTGGGTCCCAGCCTATGGCATAGGTTTTTTCTTTGTTTATTTTTTCGTATATTCTTAGCTGGCCTATTCGATCCATGGGATCTACACCTTCTAGGTTAGCCAGCTTAATACTGTTAATCAATGTTTCATCAGCGGCAATAAACTTACACTCGTGTTCCCGAAAGAATCTATCCTCGCCTATCTTACTGCGTTCATGATCAGCCCAGGCTTCATCTCGGTCAGGGTGATCGCTCCAAATATACTTGATACTCTTAAATCCGTTTTTACCAACTGCTCTGGGATTACCATATTCGTCGATGTTCTTGATAGCGTCATTCCAGATCTGTGCAAACTGGTCATTATCCTGACTAGGTGTACTTGTAATAATACACTTACCGCCTGTTGATAGAGTTGGACTTAGTGCTGTCCAGAATTCTTTGGCTATACGAGGCGGAACGAAAGCGAACTCGTCCAGGTATACCAGTGTAATAGACATACCACGACCAGTATTTTCTGTTGTCGTAGCACTGACAATACGACTGCCGTTATCAAAGTCTATACTACCTTTATTATAACTTGTTACGCCTGCCTTTATCCAGTTAGGCAAATGTTCGTACATAAAACGAACACGTTGCATAATTTCCTGACTGCCAGTATATTTGTGTGCGGCAATTAAAATTGTACTATCTGGAACAAACATTGCGTACCAGAGTAAGTAACCAGCCGCACAGGTAGACTTGCCCATTTGTCGACCCAGCATGTTGATGCTATATTTGAAATTGTGGTATGCGTTTATTAAATCTACTTGATAATCAAATAGATCAAATCTAACTCTACCTTTTGTGGGATGCTGGATCCACATATACGCCTTTAAGAAGTATACGGGATCAGTAGCGGCCTTTACGATCTCCGCTATCTGATCCTCTGTATAATTTTCCTTCTTGTAGGGCGCCTTTATGAAGTCGCTCATTTACTCTCTTTAAATACTTTGTATTCCTCAAACATTCCAACTTCTTCTTTCATTGGATTGTCACCTTGCTGAGGTGGTGTATAACGAACGTCTGCTCTGGCTGTACCAGGTAGTCCCCAGCTCTTTGTATCACCAAAAGAACGTGGTTCACGTTCCTGTGTTTGTGCTGGAGTATTACCGTATGCTTCTTCTGTAGGAACACTTGCCGGTGCCTGTGTTACTTCACTACCTTGACCAACACCTGCTAGCTTCATGATTTGCATTAACTCTTCAGGAATATCAGTAGTTGCATTTAGACT